GAAGGAAAATAAATTTGGTGTAGATACTTATCTAGACAGAGAGACTGTATATAGAGAGTTACTTGAGGTGTTTACTGGAAAGCAAACATTCAATGACATGGTAACGGCTCTTGAGAATGCAGCTATTTACAAACCAAACATTATTAATCCTGTACTTGACTTTGTAAAAGGATTAGATGCTCCTCAAAAAGCAATGATGTATAATGCATTTGCTCTTGCTACTACTGAGTTTGTACTTATGAAGAGTAAGTCAGAACCTAATAACAAACTTAGAGTAGAGATCTTTAATCCTAATAGAAAAGGAAAAGCTGAGAAGTTAGTAGACTCTTGGAGGAATGCAGTAATTGCTACTGACGATGTTAACTCAAGAGGTCTATACAAAGCACAGCAACTAGAAGGAAAGGAAGGAGAAGAGCCTACTCTTACTTATGCAAAAATTGATTCTAAGATTAATGAAGTTGTAGAAGCATTTAAAGTTCTTGAAAAGCTTATGCCTCAAAGACCTATAGGGGATATCCCTATGGAGCCTGGTATAACTAATCCTATTGTTAAAGGAATCGGTGATTTGATGTGGGCTATGGGATTGAATGTTGGAGACAACATGAATATCCAAGACACTTATGATAACGTCCACAAAATTGTTAGCAATGGCTTCTATGTTTCGGATGCAGGTGGAACTAGAAAAGTTCAAGGCCAAATGGCTGCAAAAGTATTACAGAATAAACTGTATGCTTTAATGAATGGTATTGCAACATTTAAAGCTGATAAGGGTAGCTTGGTAGGATCTATGACTCCTGGAACTAGCACTAACTACATAGTTAGTAAGAAGTCAGTTGCCTTAGAGTTTGCAGAATTCTTTGCCCCTGTACTTAGCATAGCTGGTGAGAGCCACGTATCTGCAAGTGGATCACAGATTTATGCAACTAATACACAGTCTCACATGCAAGAGATTGTTACTGATCTTAAAACTAATAGAGCTGCATTTATTGAAAGATACATGCAAGACCCATTTATGGGAGCTCATGGTAATCCTGAGTTTCAGTCTATATTATTTAGAGCTTTTCAAGATGAAACATTCTTTAAAGAGTTTAGATTGGAAGATCTGGATGCCCTTAAAGAATCAGATAGATTTGATGATGCTACATCCTATGGGGATATGTCCAAGATAGATTCATATGTAGTACGTATTAATGCATTTATTAATGCAGGAAGAGCTGATACTACTAAAATCTTTGCATCTGTACAGGCTGATAGAGATAAGTTTACAACTAATAATGTACCTAGACTTAGCAGGTTGTCTGCTAAAATGAAAAATGCTAGCAAAGCTGAGTTGATTAAAGCTCAGATTGTACAGGACTTCTTACGTATGGCTGAGGCTAGAAGAATAGTACTCAGTGGAGATACCTCATTGTTTGTAGATGGGTATCATACCGATCCAAAAACTGGAGTAACTATCGATGAGAATGGTAACTTCCTCGGAAGAGCATTTGATTCTAAATTCTTCCAGTTTACAGCTCTTGATGAGAATGGACAGCAGATTGTAACAGACGAAGTTCTTACTAAAAATAGCCAATCAATCCTAGAAAAGAATTCCTTAAGCACAGTGATAGATGACTATGTAAAGGGTAAATTATCGAAAGAAGAAAAAGCTGCAGTAGATGCTAAACTAAATGCTATGGTAGCTAAGCTTGATACTTATATGAAGAATCAAGCTGCTAAGCTTAAGCAGATACTATCAGAGAAGCTTCCAAACAATGAGACTCATTTAAATAGAATAGATAACGTAAGTCTAAGTGGCTTAAAGGAGAACGAGATACTTGAAGCATTTGTGTTTGAAGAAACACTGATGAGAAACGAACTAGTTAAACTTTACCGTGGATCCAGAGCTTACTCGAAGAATCTTGTAGACTTCTACAAACGTATGGGTCACTTGACTTCTCCAGGTTCTAAGTATGCACTTAAGTCTGACAATGTTGGCTCAGTAGACTGGATGCCAGGTGAGGCCTATGGTATGATGGATACCTTTAATGAGATTACTCTTGCCGATCTTAAACTCAATACTACCCCTGAACAAGTAAAGAGAGCTAATGAGGCTGCTGATAAAATGAGAGATGGGTTAGTTGCTTCTGGTATTCCATTAGAGAATGCAACAATTATCTCTAATGCATATCGTCCAAATAAGTTTGATTCTACCGATGCTCAAGCATTCATTAGCCTTGACATGCACAGAGGGTTAATGCAAGGTGAAGGTAAGTGGACTAAAGAAGCTGAGATGGCATATAAGAATTACAAGCAGACTGGAGAGTTTGTTTACATGCCAGGGTTTGTACCTAAGGGTTATAAAGCTGGAGATGCTGTCCCTGTATATCCTACAAAGACTTACTTCGAGAAGCTACAATTAGTAGGTAACTCAATGACCCCGATATCAGAGAAGAACTCTTACTCTGTACTTCTTAAATCTTACACTAAGGACTTCCCTAAACTAGAGGACCTTCGTCAAAGAATGGAATCAGAAGGAGTCTATGCAGGTATGGATCCAGTCCATGTTGCAAACTTTGTATCAGGTAAAAAGCTAGCTAAGAGAAATGTACACAATGTAACAGGTTTAGCAGGAGAGTTTGCTACTACCGTGATAAATACGAATGAGTCTAAAGGGTTGAGAAAACCTCAGACTATCCCAGAGATGAAGGATAACCCAGTTGTTACTCTTAACCGTCAGATTAAGAAGAACATGATGGCTAACGTAAACAATGCTACTACTTATACTTACAATGCAGGCATTGAAGGTAAAGAAGTAGATTTGAATGGGGGAGAAATGCAGGCCATGTACCATGCAGCTATTGAAGAGAAGTTGGCTAGGGACATGCAAGATGTAATGCAAGAGCTTAAGATATCAGACTTGCAAGCAGCTCTGGGTACTAAAGACCCTAAGATTATTAACGATGCTAAACTCGATGTACTTAAGAATATCCGTGACATTATCTACAAACAAATCCTTGATGGGGATTTACACTCTAACTATTACCGAGCCCTAGACATTGAGTTAGAAGCTGATGGTAGCCCTAGATTTAAGGTGCCACTTGATCTCCCGATATATAATAAGAAGTTTGAATCTATCATCATGTCTGTGATGAGCAACAGAGTATTCAAACAATCTGTAAAAGGGTATGAGGCTGTACAGGTGGCTCAGCTTGGTGGGCACGAGATTGACAATGAGCTTAAGTTCTATGAAGTTGTTAATGCTAATGGTAAGCAGAGACTTGCCCATGCAGAGGTAATGATCAGAGAAGACTTGGCTCGTCAGTTTGGAATTAAACCTGGCCAATCTTTAGATGAAGTTCCAGAAGAGCTTAGAAGAATCATTGGTTACCGTATCCCTAACCAGGATAAGGCATCTACAGTTATCCTAAAGATAAAAGGATTCCTTCCTGAGAATTATGCTAAGTCTATAGTTGTACCTGGACAGCTTGTAAAATTGATGGGATCTGACTTTGACGTGGATAAACTCTTCTTGATGTTCCCAGAAGTGGAAGAAGATGCTACATCTAAATACGGAATTAAAAAAGTAATTCCAGATTACAAGAAGATAGCAACTACTCCTGGAATGATTCAGGATAGAAAGAAGGTATCTAACAAACAGCTTAACAATATTATCCTAGATACTATGGAAGCTGTGATGGCTAACCCTGCACACTTCACTGAGACTTTGTCTCCACTTGACGACACTACACTTCAAAAAGAAGTAAACAGAATAAGAGAGGCCCTTCCAGAATTTGACACAGCTCAAGACTGGAATGATATAAGCACAGAAACTGATGCTCTTATCCGTAACCAAGCTGGTAATAAACTTCGTGGTATTTATGCAAACATTATTGCAGGAAGAAACGTAGCTCAGCATGGTATCGTTAATCTTAATAAAGATTATGCTATTAAGATTCAGAATGCAGCTGGGCAAGTAGAAGAATTCTTCCAGTATCAAACATACACTAAGGAAGGAATAACTACGGATAAGTCAGGATCACTGTTCTTGTCTGCAGCTGTGGATGCTGGTAAGGATCCAATCCAACTTGAACTTAATGATAGTTTGATCACTGCTCCAATAAGAGCATTGTTCATGGCTTATCATAATGATTATGATACTGCTACTTGTACTAACCTACTCAATCAACCATATGTAAGAAGACTTACTTCTATACTTGAGAACCAATATGGTGGAGAAAGTAGACAGTTGGAAAATGCAAAGAAGGCAGTTATTGCAGAGATAAGAGCTGAGATGACTAAGAGAAAAGCAGCTCTTGGTGATAAGACTCCAGTAGAAACTAAAGTAGCTACTGAGACTACTCCTATGAATGCTGAAGATCTTAAGAACCTATCTAAAGAGAATAGAGACCTTGAGCAGCAATTAGCATACGTGCAAAACTTTGTGTTATTCCACAGAGCTGGTAACAAGCTACTGAGTCTCTATAAGAGAATTACTCCTGACTCTATGGACGGACTTAATAGAATAGGTAACATCGAATCTTATAACGACAAAGCTAAAGACTTCGAAGCTACAGTAGATCCAGAAACTGGAGATGTAGAAGACCTAATGTTCTATGGTCCTGATCCAAACGGAAATGTCCTGGATCAGTTCTTAGGGGAAGAGTCTATATATGGACTAGAGAGAGGTTACGAAACACTTAAGGACAATAGTTTACTTGTGGCTAGTTACTTCTTCCCAATGAGAACTAGTTCAGCCTTCTTAAGTATGAAGGAGAGAATTAAACTAGGTGCTGGGGTAAAAGGAATGACTAGTGCTATGCATCAATTAGTGGATGCTAACCTTACATTCCTTATGCTTACTAAGAGCACATCTCCTTTCTTGAGATACTTAAATCAAAGTTATGCTGAGGATATGTATAGCAATGCTACTAATAACATTGGTACTAGACTCAATCAATTGAAAAAACAATTCCCTAAGCTTGCTTCTACTAAGTTTATTAGTAACTTTGAAACCGAAGTAGATCCAATTAAGAAATACTACGGTATTAAGTTTGACGGATCGTTTGCATTCTCTAGAAGTGAGAGAGAAGGATTTACATCTACTCTTAGAGCTATGATGTTTAGCCCTCAGTACTTCTTAAATGTAAACCCTGAGGATGTAGTTCTTACAAATGGAGTTATTCAAGATCCTAAGTTAAAAGCAGAAGCTCTAAAAATTAAACAGCTTGGTCAGCAACTTGCTATGCACAGTTTCTTATCAAGTGGATTTAGACAAGGAGCTGGATCATACCATGATATCATCCCTATTGAGTTCTGGAGTGCTCCACAAAAAGTAGGTAACGAGCAGAAGAGTATTTTGGAATTCTTACATGAAGAGAGTAATAAACTTGGGAATGCCAGCTACTTTGATACTGCAGATCTTATGACTTACATGCAATTGTTTGGTCCTATGAAAGCTGAAGGTAGACCACTTCTAGATAGGCAGAATAATAGAGGTCTTAATAATAAAACTACTGAGCTGACTAGTTCTAAAAACAAACAGTTCTTAGTATTTAAAAACTCCAAAACTAACGAGATTGGAACATTTATAAAGACAGGAAAGAAAGGAGATAAATTCGTATACGGAAGACTTGACTCTGCATTTGTAGGAAAGACAATATACTCTCTCCCAAATATCTCAACAGATGAACAGATGGCTAAGGCACAAGTGTTCAAAGAATCCTTGGAGTTTACAAATGATATAAAAATTCCTGGGGTAAAAGACAATGATAATCTGATGTTGTGTAACGGATAACTAACTTTGTATAAATAATAATAGAATGAGTTGTGTAGTATCAAACATTAATGGTAATGGAGTAATAGTAGCTAACCCTACTGAGACTTTAATAGTAAACACTGTTGACGCAGCTGCTTCTACTGGTGCACCTATCTCTGGAAGAGAGATCTACAAGATTATCCAATCTGCTGGGTATGTAATGTCTGGTGGTAAACTGAACATGCCATTGCTTGTAGATGCTAACAACAGACAAGGTAGAGACATTTCTTCTATCCAATCTATGGCTAGACTAAATGTACACTTTGCTATTAACTATGGAGCTACTGGACCTGTATTTAAACTACAAGGTTTTAAATCTAAAGGATCACCTGACTCAGCACGACCAGGTAAAACAGCTGCAGTTCTCCCAACTCATGATTACTATGTAAGTATTGATGAAACTCAACTTAATTCTTTAAATAGACTTGCTGCTCCTATGCAATTGAGTGACTATGATAGAGCTCAAATGTATCAGTATGTAGCTAACTATAAAAGAGGAGCAGCTGATGCAGCTAGGTACCAACAAGTTTTTAATCCTTATACTCCAGTAGCTACTGCTACAGCTGTAATGGCTGAGTCTGAGGTAGTATCAAATGCTGCACAGAATCAGTTATCCAAGTTTGATTTAGAAGCAGATAGCAGACAACTTGAAACACCTGTAGGAGAAATACAGTATCAAGATGTGGCTGACCAAATCATTAGTATCAAGAATACATTTAGAACACAGGGTATAGAAGTTAACGTAGAGGTAGATCCTGAACTCCCTGTAAAAGGAAGAATCGTAATAGAACCAGGTAAGCCTGCTACCATAAAGTTTAACCCAACCAGGATGACTGAGGATACTCACATCCACGAGTTCAGCCATCTTTTAGTTGAGCTCTTAGGTGAGGATAATGCAACAGTTAAAGCTGCAATCAAAGAGCTAAAGGGTACAGAACTATACAGACAGGTTAAAGAAAAATACCCTGAGCTTGACGAAGCTACATTGGATAAAGAGGTTGTGGTTACTGCTATTGGATTGGCAGGTGCTAAGATCAATAGAACCAAACCTAACAAATTCCAGCAGATAGTTAATAAGATATTCAGAGCACTTGCAAAAGCTTTGAACATAAATAACAATGATTCTGCTGTAGAAGAACTTGCTAAGATTTTGCTAGAGGGAAGGTTTGACAAAGCCATGTTCAAGGGAAGCCTTAAGTCTATGATGGCTGATAGCCGTGGTGATCAAAGAGTTAAGGATGACTTTGAGAATATTCTTGCAGATATAAAAATTGCTGTAAAAGAAAACATAGCTAAGTTAGAAAGAGCAGGAGAAGAAGCAAATGAAAAAGCTGTTGCTCGTCTTAAGCTTATGTATGAGGACCTAGAAAAGGTTAAAAAGATTGAACAGTTAATGGACTTTGTAGCTTATGCTTCTCGTGTAGCTACCACTGCTGATGACATGCTTACAGAGATAGATGAGAAGTACAATCCAAATCTATCTACATCAGAAAGATTGCAGCTCATCAACCAACTACATAAAGTAGGGGACACAGTATCTAACTTCTACGGAGGTATGGATCCTGATAAAAGCTTGATGGCTAAGATTCGTAACTTGGTTAGGTATAAGAAAGTAAGATTACAAAGTAAACTTACCCAAGAACAGCAAACCACTGATCAAGAATTCTTAAAGCTTACCAAGCTAGAGCAATCTCTTATTAATGCCATCGATAAGATGAGCATAATTGCAAATGATTATAACGAGGTAGGTATTCCTATGATGGCTGATCTACTTCTAGAATACAACAATACTGATACAGAAGATCAGATAAATAGCATTATCGATAATATTAGTAAAAACAAAAGACTTATTGCCCCAGACAAGAATGATGAATGGAGAGCTTTAGAGAAGAAGTTTAAAGACGGAACATTGACTGATGAGAAGGGCAATAAAATCACAACTAAAGAAGGATTGTTTGATGCTCAGCTTAAACTAAATATCAAACAACTAGAAAATAAAAAGATAGGTAGAGAGACTTTAATTAACGAATTAAGAGAAGCTCAGAAAGATAAGTCTGCATTCAGCTACGTATTGGATCCTATTGTCTATTCGTCTCAGGCTAGTCTTCAAATGTTTGCTATGACTTTGAAGAATAAAATGTATGAAGCCAATGATGATACCCAAGAGGTAGCATACAAAGTTGCTGATGCATATAGAAAGTTTGCAGAGAGTAAAGGTTCTGGTGTTAACCCAGTAACTTTTAATGAAGACATCATCGAGGTACATGAGTACATGGTTAGAGACCCGCAAACTGGGGAGATGAAGAAAGAGAGGATATTAACTTTTGTGCAGCCTTTAGATGTAACTGGCTATAGAAAAGCAGAGTCAGCTATGTATGAGGGATTGAATACTAAGTATGCTATCCCGACCACTCCAGATGAGAGAAAAGCATGGTTTGATGATGCTAAGAATAAAGTTAAGATTGCTCAGTTCTATGAGGAGCAGTCTAACTGGTATGCTAACAACTCTGAGCCTAGCCCTGATTCACAGAAGCTATTGCAAAGATTAACTAATGAACTTGCTGCAGCTAATAAAGGATTGTCAACTGCATCTGCTAATAACGATGGGGATAGAATGGCCTATTATCATTCTCAGATTCAAGAGATCCAGAGTTTGATGAATAAGATCTATGATCCTAAACGTAGACAGTTCAAAGGTAGAGCAGTTCAACCATTAGCAGCTAAATATACTAACCCAAAGTATACAGCTCTTAAAGCTAACGGCCCTGCATTTGAATATTACACAGCTCTTCTAGATGTGTATAAGGATAGCCAGAAACTAATAGGTAAGAATGGTCCAGTAAGAAACTCATGGGAGAGTTTTAGTTACGTAGCTCCAGCAATACTTGCTGATGGACTTGAAAAAGTTCAGAAAGATGGAGTTATAGACTCTATTAAACTAGGGGCTAGAGAGACTTTAAACTTTTTATCTACAGATACTCACTACGGAGATTCAATCAATGCTAACAAAGAAGCTAGAGATAAAGTTATCCCTATCTTCTACGTAAACCCTATCAACGAGAAGCTTGCAACCAGAGACATGGCATCTGCTATTGTACAATTTGCAGGTATGGCTAACATGTTCCAAAGAAAGTCTGAGATACAAGGAGCTGTAATGTTGATGAGAGATATTGTTGAGAAGAGAGAGACTCTAACAGTAAACTCTAGTAGCTCTCCTATAATTAACATATACTCTAAAATTATAGGGAAGACTAGATACCAAACTAATAAAGAAGTATCAAATAACTTCAAGCATCTTGCTGAGTTTATCGACACTGTATTCTTTGGGGAAGAAGAACTTAAAGCAAGCTTAAACTTTGCAGGAAAAGAGTTCTCGTATAATAAGATAGCAGCCAAGTTAGCCAGCTTTACAGCTTTGAACAACCTTGCATTCAATGCACTTCAAGCAGGTAACCAGTTGCTTCTGGATAACGTAAGACTTATAGAAGAAGGAGTAGCTGGCCAGTACTTCTCTAAGGGAGACCTAGCTTGGGCTAAATCTACTTACCACTTGCAACTGCAAGGTATTGGACAAATGAAAGACTATGAGAAGTTTGTCCCTAAAGGTAAGATGGGACAGGCTATTAACTTCTTCGATGCACTAGGAGAAACACTATCTTCAGACACAGGGAATAGAACAGGGCCAGTAGCAATAAAGGCCGTAAAAAATATCCCTATGGCCCTTCAAGGGATAATGGAGAATGAGACAGCTGTTACTAGAATGCTTGCCATGATGAAGTCTTATGAGGGTAAACTCAAGGATGCACAAGGCAATGTAATAAATAATGCAGACGGCAAACCTGCTAATCTATGGGATGTATTCATCCTAGATGAAAAGTCAGGTAGATATGGTATCGACCCAAAGGTTGCTAATGCTGATCAGATACGGAATAGATTCAGAATGAAAGTATCTGGATTGACTAAAAAGACAAACCAGGTTAAGAATAAGTTTGATGATGCTGTTCTACAACGTAGATGGTATGGCAAACTAATCATGCTCTTTAGAAGATACTTTATCCCATCACTTAGAAGATACTATGGAAGTGGAACTGGTACATTAGGAGCTGGATTGCATCAAGACTTAGAACTTGGTACAGTATCAGAAGGTATTTACCACACAGCTGCTAGACTTTTCAAAGAGTCATATAAGGCTAAAGGGAATATAGTAGGTGTGTACCGTAATATGGAAAAGTTTGAGAAAGAGAATATAAAGAGATTTGGTACCCAGGCAATGTTCATGTTAATATGTGTACTAGCTGTAGCAGCTCTCTCTGATGATGATGAAGAGGAAACATATGCTGAGCAGTTCTTGATCTATCAAGCACTTAGAATGCAAACAGAATTACGTCAGTTCTCTAGCCCAACAGAATTTATTAAGATGGCTGAATCTCCAACAGCTACTATCAGACCTCTACAAAAGGTAGTTAACCTTTTCGATCTTGGAACTGCAGAGCTTGGTGCTTTGTTTACAGGAAATAGAGAAGGACTAGACTATGCAAGAAGTACTGCAGGAAATGAGAAGGGAGATAATAAATTCGTAGCTAAGCTAGAAGAACTTGTACCAATTCTAGGAGGTGTAGAGAAATCAAAGAATCCAGAAGATGCATCTAAGTGGTTTAACTTAGGAGCTGGCTCAGGTAAATAAGACGGGGCATTAAAAAAAGGGGCTTTCGCCCCTTTCTTTTTAACCAACATTTACCACCATGAGGAGTAAATTATTTTGTACCCATCTTTAAGATACTGTCTAGCATCATTGATAAATTTAAGATCTCTTTTCATGTCTTCCTGAGCCCATTCTTCTTGAGAATAAGAATCATTCCCGAAGAAAAATCCTTCGGTTCTTGGAAGAGCTTTATCAATCACATCTTTCTCTAGTCTATCTAGATCTTCAGCAGTTAGTTCTAAATCAACACAATTGAATTCTCTATTGGAGTCTGGATTCTTATCTCTATAGAGATTCTCCATCCATCCTTGAAGTCTATTGTGTTTTCTCCAATAGGCAATATCAGTGTCTACTGGTTCTACTTCTTCGTCATTATCAATGACTTGTCTTGCATAAGCATACTGGTCTAAGCCCATAACTAAATCTCCTTAATTTTAAGTTTGTCATGATCCTCCATTAGCTTCTTTAAGTACAGAGCTAAATCAAGAGCTTCTTCATAGGCATGTTGCAGCCACTCTTGTTTAGATAGGTCCTTCCTATCCATAGTTGTACCGTATGTTGCTAATCCTTTTTCCTCACGGATTCTTAAATCCATGATTACTGATGCTAGTAAGTTACTTGGTTCATTCATCTGTTAACTTTAATTTTCAAATTTTGGTAATTAAGTTTTCTTCGTTTTTCTTAACTAAGACTTACTACTCTTTTTAAATATTTAACAAAAGTTTGCCTAGTAAAAGACCAACCCTCACCATTCCAGTAAGCTTCAATAACATTTCTGTTATTCATCATAGTTTTTGTTTCTACAATGTATGTACCTGGTTGTTCAGGTTCTGAGGTAAGCCATTCCATTTTACTCATCATCATCTCCTGTTGCATTGTCTTCTACAATTTTAGTGTGTCTTGCTTTGACATCAAACCCAATCTGAGTTATGTCTTCAAGATTAAGACTACCACCCTTTAATAGTAGTGCATCATAGGTAGATACAATAGAATCAATGGTCTCTTCATGTAGACCAATGTTCTGCAAGCTTAAAGCTAATCTCATATAGTTAAGCTTCTGTTCTAGTGTTAGTTGTTTCATCATTCGTGAAATTGTTTAAATTGTTTCAGGTTTTGTGAAATTTTACTCATTTGCTACCTCCGTAATTTTAATCATCAATAACTTCAACAAATGTTATATTAAAGCAATTTGGACATTCAAGTTCTAATGTCATTAAAGGTCTAACAGCAACCCACTGATGTGTACAAATGCTGCATTGAACTAAAGATGCTGTATATTTCATCCTTCCTCCACAATTTTTTTAGTTGCTTGCATGTAATAGTCAAAGTAGTATTGATAAGCATCATTTTTAAACTTGAACTTCATGTCGCTTTTCCAAGGGGTTCCATCTGGATGATAGTCTGTTCTCTTAACTGTTCTCCATATAAACCATCTTCTAAGTTGAAGCAAATGGTAACTTTCATGCCTTGTAATTACCTGAATAATCCTATATCTCATTTTTTACCTCCGTATGTTTGAGTGTAGTATTGCTCTCCATTGTCTTCATTTAAAAAAGCCTCATCATAAGCGTCTTGAATCTGCTCTTTCTCCATTGCTTTGGCTTGTTCAATGGTTTCACCCATAACTGCATTAACAGCAATTTTGAATGCTTTTGCATATTCACTTACTAGCCACTCTACTGCTGTTTGCTTTTTTCCGCATTTTGATTCTTCTTTTGGAAGGATGATTTTGTAACATAAGTGATTATTACCACTTAATTGCAATTCTGGAATTGTTTTCATATTTCTAACCTCAACCTCCTTACAACTTAGATTATCTACAAACCATTCGAGTTGGTTATCGTCAATAGCTTGAACACCGTTATCGATAAGGTCTTGGTCTGTTGTTAGAATTATTTTTCTTAATCCTTTATTTAAATGATGACCTTTTTCAATACCTAAATATTGTTGTGGTTTATCACATATAAATAAATTTCCAAAATCATCAAACATTAAAGTATAATCTCCTTCTTTAATTTCTTCATCAGAAGTGATGTAGATGTGATAATTAGTGAAGCTATCATTTCTGCTTACAATGCTATTTTGCATTAAGCCTAGCACAACATTTCCGTTGTCTCCGATTCTTAACCTGCTTGGTTTCTCGGTTGGTAATACGTGTACGTTTTTCATTTTGTTATTTGTTTTTTCATTACGGTTCTTGTATTTGTCCTCCATCCCATGTATCTTGAGGTAGTGGGTGCTCAGATTCATATGAGCCTACCCAATCAATAGGATAAGAAAGGTTATCATTAGCTTTCAGAAAACAATTACTCCCAACAAATCCAGCTTTCATACTTCCGTATACTTCAGCTGCAGGATGTGCAGTAGTAATAATAACATGGGATTTACCATCATAGTTATTCGAAGCTTCAATCATAGCTTTGAATCTATTCTGTGCATACTTACCCCATAGTAGAAATACAACATCGTCCTTGTGGAATCTGATCATGTTCCTCATCATCGCATCTACAAATCCTTTCCAAAGATTTTCATGAGAATTAGGATGACCTTTTACCACAGTTAATGTTGTATTGAGAAGGAGTACACCTTGTTTGGCCCAGCTCTCTAAGCTGAAATCAAAATTAGGCAGTTCTTCTTCTCCGTGTTCCAAACATAGCTCTTTATAAATAACTCTAAGACTTGGGTTAATCTTAAACCCTTCTCTAACCCCGAAGGCTAGACCTGTTGCAGCTCCATTGTGATACGGATCTTGGCCAATGATGACTGCTTTTAAATCTTTGAGTTGTGTCAGCTCAAAAGCCCGAAGAACCTCTGGACTGCTTGGGTAAACAATCCTAGAGGTTCTTTCTGACTTTAAAGTTGACTTGAGCACTTCGTATTCAAGACCGAGCTCTTCAGTTACTTGTGTGTAAACTGGAGCCCAATCCCCTAATTGTTCAAGTACTTTTGACATTTGATTTTCTTTCTATAACTGATTTTGGTGTGTAATAATACTCTGGATTAAATCTCTCTTGAGACATGTCAAGTGCTGAGTGCAGCTCGTTTTTTTCTGGGATCATACAATCTAGCTTTTCTTCAAGTTCAGCTTTTAAAATCTCAGACTTGAATAAAACTCTAGCTGTCTGACCATCCATATTAAACCCGTGGTAATCTAGAATCTTTAACTTCAAGAAGTCATCCATCTTAGAATACTCACTCCTCATCAAGTGTTCATAGGCACTCTGTGATGTCTCTGGAACTTCAAAAACAAACATTACATGACTCGAATCAGTGTCAATCTTGTACTTAAATGTTCTGAATGCACATAGTGCAGCTTCGAACTTTAAGAACAACACATCCCCTGAGAATCTGTAAAGCATTGCAATGATATTCTTCTCATCTTGAGTTTCTACAAAAGCATTAACGAAATACTTATCCCATAAGAATAACTCTCTATTACCTCCCAATAAAGGAGCAGCAAAGATTGACGATAGATTCGTCTTTGCAATAGATAAATCATAGCTTTGTGCAGGATTCTGTGAGTTACCACCTGCAGTTAGCTTCTGAATTACATTAATTTTATAAGGAGTCTTTAGTTTAGGTCTAATAACTTGCCCGATATGGTAATCCAACTCTGGCCCTTCTAGCTTAATGATCTCATCAGATTCATTGTAGATTGGCTTAAATTGTTTTATATCCCCAGACAATCTCACTGTTCTGGCATTGACAATAGTTAAAAAGGATTTACCAGGTTTCCCAGGAGGGAGATTCAGGCTCGTCGATTGGCTCATTTTCTTCAGGTTTAGAGTTGATACATATTAAAGACTGTAATTCAGGTAGTTCCAGCTTAACTTCTCTTGATATATCTTCCTTAGTCTTAAGGAGATACACCAGTCGAAAGTTAATAAAGAACTGTTCTAAGCCCTCAACTACCCCAAACTTTTCTACATATTTTCTCAACACAAACCCTTCAATTTCTTTCTCACGATCCTTCAGCCAATTCTCTGCTGTCTTGATTCCTACACCTGGGATGCCTTGAATGTTATCCGTGCTATCCCCCATTAAAACTTGTTTCCATAAAAATTTCTCGGCATCTGTTTCACTAGTTGTCACAAACTCTACTTTCTGATAATTAAAATGCTTGCCTATGCACTGATGCAGTACATCTTTATCGGGAGAACAGATTAAAACTTTATGATCATTGTTGTTTACTCCATAGTAAGCAACTAGATCGTCAGCTTCTAATCCATCGAACTCTTTGAATGTATACCTCTGCTTTAAGTACTCTCTAAGTGCATAGAAGATAATTGGTTTGGGACGATACTTACGATTGGCTTTATAGGTTGGGCAGACTTGATATCTATATCCACTCTTCCCTGTTAGAAAACCTACATAAGTATTAGCATTACAATTAGTAAGGATAGTCTCTACCCTAGAATCAATTCCTTTCAGAGCTTCTTCTAGGGTAGGCTTATCCATCTCGTAATATAATAAGCTATCCCCGTCAATTAGACAAATCGTACTCTCTTGTCCTTCTGTGTCTATACGGTCGATCATAGCTTATAATGAATTTAGTTCGTCTTGTTCTTCTTCAAGTTTCCGTACTTTCTCCATTGACAAAACAACAGCTTCTTCTCTCATCTTATCCCACTCAGCATCTGTCATAGCTGCATAAGTAGAAGAATGATAGATAGAACCATTAACTCCAGCCAAACTTGAATGAACGAAATACTGTAAACATCTTACTGCACCACTCTCATCATCAGGAATAGCTCCAATGTGCATTGGGTCAACAAATATGTTGTGAATCTCACCAGCATATCCAGAGATATACTTTAGACCACCGAAGTGCAAACCTGGAACACAAGATGAATGATCGTTTGTGTTTACCTTATCCCAAGAATCTAGACGATGTACACAACCTACCTTGATGAAGTGGGCTGGGCTACCATAGCCATTAGCTCCTTCACAATAGAATGCATCACCAGAACCTCCCATAATTGCTGGCTCGAATATACGATCCTCAACAAATTCTGGTAGTCCTTCTGACTCAATCTCACCAGTGTCTACATTGAAAGTTCTCTTGTAACGGTCAAGTACCTCACCAGTCTCAAGGTCATACTTATAAAGAACCTCTTTGGATACCTTGTAACCATTCAAGAGACCTTCTTTAGTAATCTTCATCTGATACATAGTAGCAGCATCGATAGCCTTCTCATCAGAGAAACCCATCTCTTCTGTATATTTCTTAAATAGTACAGGGTGTACATACTTAAGGTTTACAAAGTTGAAGAATCTTTCAGAGAATTCTCTACCTCTTCCATCCTTCATCTTCTTTCTAAGGATAGGATTACGAAGCCATCTAGTCCACATCTTAACTAGTGGATTGAAGTCAATCCCTTTGTCAATAGACTCATAGATTCTTTCTACCAAAGCTTCAGGCATTGGGATAGTAGACACAGTCTTACCATTCTTTAAGAAGAACTCACCAGTAGCTCTGTTTACAAAGATAAACTCACACTTATCTTGGATAAGTTCAGTATAATCTTCTTGGGTATTCAACCCGAACTCGTCAATAAACTTACGATACTCCTCTATTGTAGCAGAGTCGTTAGCAAGTTCAGCAAGTTTACTCAGTTTCTCATAAAGTTCAGGGCTATGCTGAACAGAGAACGGAGTGTCTCCGTAAGATCCACAGATCCTACCATCAATTACATTAATATTGATCATGTTTAATTATTTACTATAAAGATACGAAATTAATTTAGCTCAGGGATTGGAATTTCCAACACCTGTAAAGCTTTCAGATAGATTTTTACCTGCTCATTAACTTCTGTTCTATTGTAAGTACTTAAGTTTGGAAGTAGATGCTTAGTGTCCTTAGTGAATTCATCAGCAAATCTTACAAATTCCATAAACTTAGTATCCAAGACTTTTACTCCTGGGATATCAGACAGAACAAAATATTTAGCAGATAATTCAGCTCTCATATCATCAGATATATCAGCTGCAGATAACAATTCAAACTCAGTAAGTTTAGTAAGATCTTCTTTTACATCTATTAGCAAAGCTTCTGCTATGGGTTTATGAAATACAATAGAATCAAACTTATTATAGACATTTAGAAGGTATTTAAATATCTCATTATACTTCTTATCTATAAAGTCAAGATCAAAACACTCATGGAAATAACTAAAATTTTCCCAAATTGGGAACTGTTTAGCCCACAAGTGATTAGCAAACATGTTAACAGCTGGGTGACAAGTATAATTACCTTCAGTATCTATAGTTCTAAAGAACTCATCGATGTGCTTATAATTACTTAAGTCTCTTACATATTTCACATTAGTCTCACTAAGCTTTAGTAGCTGAGTTTGATCACTATAATCCAAATCAGATGCGGCTGAAAAGTGTCCCGACGGAAGCCTAGTTGGGAGATAGTCAAAGTAATACATAGTATCACTATTACTTCCATAAGGAACATAGCTATACCTGTTATTAAGAGCTGTGGCAAGATTAAAATTAAATCTTCTAAGAATAGCAGCAGCCATCTTCAACTTCTCACCATCCTCGTCAGTACCATAGTAAGTAGGAATTGTACTGTTAATAACTGTAAGCAAAGTTGGCTCTACCTTATCCCACACATAATCAGAATAAGAATTACCTGCATTTCTATGGTTATCGGGACGAAGAGTATATGCTACAATCTGAGAGTTAAGCTTACGTTTCTCATCTGGAGTTAAACTTACCCCAGATTCTGTCCTAACAGCAATAGCTTCAGCTCCATCAAATAACTCTTTGATATTATCAGGAAGTACAATCTCATCATAATTCTCATAAAGTTCTGATGCTTTGATCAACGGCTCTATCAGATTCTGATTAGTAAGCTTCTTAGTATACTCTGCTCTATAATGAGCTATATCTGTATCAGGCAACCCAGGGGTATCCATATGGTCCTGTAGATAATTAAGATTAGTCCTCTTAATAGTTACAAATGCCCCATACTTCTGATGCAGATAAAAGTCTTTGTACTTATTAGAATTAGCTGTACGATAAAATACCTTCTTATCCCCAATCTGTTCCCAATGATCTATCTTATCCGATGTGTACTCAAACACAGCACTTACTCCATCATTACTGTGTTGCTTGACAACCTTCTTGTCATGAACCTTCAGATTAAAACCATTAAGAGTTGATGGAATACTAGTAAATTTAATAGTCGGATCAGGAGAATACTTAGGCTTGATTGACTTAGTATCAATGATGTTTGATAATATTGCAAGAGTTCTCTCACTTGGGTCATCTGAATATTTACTTCCTTTCTTACCACCAATGATTTGTCTGCAAGTATCTAACCATTTAAGGAAGTCTGTCTCTAATAACTCTTTCTCTACAAGTTCAGTTACCTCATCTGCAGCTGAATCGATAAGCTTTTGGATAAAAGCCTTAGTCGAATCACTCCAGATAACCTTCTCTCGTGATGGAGTTACCTCAACACCTTCTTGAATGATTACTTCTTGCCCTTCTTCATCAATGTAAGACTGTTTAACAGGGCACTTCAAGCCTACAGGACCATACAGGTCTTGCATCTCTAGCTCTCTAAAGTCTACATAGCCATAGTTAATACCTGTCTCAGCACCCTCTTCTTTTACAATAACAATGTGAGGCTTCTTCAAGTAGTTATTAGTAGAAACAATCAGATTCTTAGAGTTATAGATAATATCACTCTTAATCTTCTGTTCCATCTTGTGGCCACTCATCTCTACATAATATTTTACATTATCCAGATAATTAAGTTGCTCCCCTATTGCTTCCTCAAATCTAGATGAGTTGTGAGACTTAACACCAAAGCTTACCTCAGTCCAGTTAAGATCAACAGTATCCTCATAATATACTGTAGATCCATCAGACAAAGTAATCGATGGGTTAATCTGGCCTGTTGTAAGATTGAACTTCGGGATAATGAAGTCAGTCTTATAATTAAAACAATTAGCCTTGAATCTTTTGCCATTGTATACCGTCTCGATAGTGTAAAAGTCTACACCAGTTGACAGTGCCACCTTAGCACCCAAGCCGAAAGCACCGAAGTTCTGACTTGTGTTACGTTTAGTAGAATAGCCTAATTCAAGAATACCTTCTAATCTCTTGGCCCCAATACCTACACCGTAGTCTTTGATGATTAGCTTATCACAATAGCCAATGCCATTGCTGTGTTGATAAGTTATCTCAACATGGTTACGTGCAATATCCAGGTTAGAAATAGAATAGTAACTAGGGTCAAAGTTAGAATCAGAATACTGCTCCCCATCTCTGGTTATGTAGTAATCTGATGTTTGTTTAACCCCAGTAAGAATCTCAATAGCAATCTCCTTCTCTCGTTGAGCATCGCAGGCATTTGTTACCAGCTCTCTGACGGTCGAAGGAATTGGGGTGGAATACTGAGTAGACTGCAAGATATCAAAGACAAGCTTCTCAGCTCCTTTGTTAATTCTCTTAGCCACACCCTTATCCATCCCGATGTAATTTTCTTCAATAGTTTTTATACTCATTGGATGGTAATAAAAAAGGCCTAGATTACTCTAGACCTTTAGTTAGTTAAATTGTTGATTATAAAGCTAATATCTTTTCGATTGACTCCAAGACTTGCTTTTGATTTTTAGGGAGATACAGTGGGATTACTGTTCCTTCTCGTATTAAAGTCTGCTTGAATAGCTTCCACGTATTAGGGAATCTTTCATTAGCAAAACCTTTACATTCAATTACCCATTTAATTCTTCCGTCAGCATCGTACCCTACAAAGTCTGGGGTGTATGTGATATCACGAACTTTTCCGTTCCCTTTATCCTTATAATCCCCACTAGGTAGAGTCTCCCAAGAACATTCAGGGTAGTCAAACCCTTGCATAACGACGAACTTCTTTTGTTCGTACTCGAATCTTAACTCATACTCTAATAGCTTACGATACGTAAACACCTCCAACATTGACTTAAACTGTATGCCGTCTACTACCTTTTGAGTAGCTTTTATTTTACCTCTGCTTCCTTTTTTGGGACCAGTCTTTCGTACAGTATTGGATCTAGTTCTTGTATTTCGTTTAGCCATTGTTGTTCTAATTGTTTTGCAATTCTGATGTCTTGAACATCAAAAGTAGTGTAAGTACCTAAGTTGCTGAACAAGTTTGCACAATTTTTTAATATAGTGTCAATCTTCTCTCTAACTTCTGGGTCTGTATGATATTTAGAATCAGTCATTTATGGGTAGTTGGATGTTAATTATTCTTTTTGCACAATCTTTTCCATGATCTCTAACAAGATCTGATATATCCTTAGATCTGTAATGAGCTGGAATAATAATGTTGATTAACTGATACGTACTACAAATTTTGTTAGCCATAGTCTGGCCTGGATTTGTATCAGAATTAAAGTCATTATCATACAGCACAACAACTAAGTCAAACCTTGAGTTGAGATGATCGATAAACTTCTGACCAGGCAACTGCATCTCACTTTGAAATGCTACAGCTTCGAATCCAATAGCATTCAAAGTCATAACATCCTTTAGTGATGAAGCAAGAAAGACAATGTCTCCACTGTCTTTCAATTGGCCATAGCCTTGGATATCATTTTTAGTAGTATTACTGAACCACTTACCCTCTGTTTCCAACGGTCTGTAGATTTTATATCTCCCGTTGATATTATATGCATAAGCCAGAGTGTGGCAGCTATACCGAACCTCATTGATCCAAAAGTAATCGATCGGCTCTACAGCAAATTTAGCTAATAAATCTAGGGAAATCCCAAACTTACTCCAGAATTTAACATCTTCTTCAGTCCACCTTCTACTACGTTTAGCAATGATGGTGGGCTTTCTTTCCTCAATAACTTGATTACCATAAGTAATAGCCATCTCAGCTCTAGTCACGGTCCCTAAGTGAAGACCTAGTCCAAAGTCGGCATCTATTACCTTAAGTGCTTCTATAAATGTCAGACTGTACTTACGTTGCACATAACTAAAACAATCATGGCTCTCCCCATTCCCGAAATCCTTGTACAATAGTTTCCCATTGTACTGGATTATCGAGCATGTTGGAGATTTATCTTGTCTGAGTTCACTACAAAACTTGTCACCGTTTTTCTTAAAACTGTGACAATAAAACTTAAAGATATCGTACTCTGAGATTTTACAAAGAACAGAGTCTTTATCTAAGTAAGCATCGCTGTTCCTTATTTGTATCATATTTACAAAAATAAAGAAAGGGGCACGTAAGCCCCCTTCTCATTTAATCTAAACACTTAATCAATAAACATATACACACACTAAACAACTTACATTTCCCAAGCATCAGCAGATGACTCTGCTGGTACTGCTACAGGATCAGCCACAATCATAGTTGGGGAATAAACCTGTAACTTAAGATCTTTGTTGTATTCAGCATTAAAAGAACCGTAGTCCTCATTCAAAGCCTTAATAAACAAATCATCTCTCATTGGCTTTAGACGACCAAAGTGACGATTGTATACAGCTTGATACTTACCATCTTTAGCACCTACAAGGACACGTAATTTGTTAGCACTAAGTACTTTAACATACTCCTGCAACTCTTTTACATCACCCTGAGCAATAGCATCGATAGTATCAAATGATACCTCCCCACCGTTGGCTACGTTAGCCCAAGCCTTGGTAAAGTTAATCAAAGTATCCTCACCTACATAAGCTTTTCTTGTTCTATCAGCATTTTTCCACCAGTCATAGGCAGGAACGTCTGCACTCCATGTAGTCTGACCAATGTTGTTAGCCCACATAAACTTACCTCCATCCTTAGATGCACGGTGCTTAGCTTGCATCAAGATCTCGAATCTTGTAGTAAAAGATGCACCAGGAACTTCAGACTTAAGCCAGAATACTAGCTTATTATAGTCCTCTTCGTTCAAGGTTACCTTATACTCAGGTTCGGTCTTAAGATTAATACCAAGCTCTGAAAGCTCACTTAGGTTAGGGTTAACTGCAACTACTGATACTGGGGCAATACCTGTGTAAAGGGTTATACCACCTGTTGCTACAACTTCTTCTGAATTATTCGATTGAATAGCCATTTTTAATAATTTTTAACGGTAATACATTTTATAAACTCTGTCTCTACCCCTTCACAATTCTGCCTCTGCATCGACAATCAAGTCAAGCAAATCGAGTTGGTTAGGATCTGTAACCACGTGCAAGTCGTGACCAGGTGTCACAGGTTGAATGTTTGGGATGGTTACTGGATTGCTTTCTACTGTGTCATCTACAATAGATATACGTGTAATCTTACGACGAGCACGTAGACCCTTAAGCTTTGGGTGCTTGAATACTTCTATAACTTCTGCAGTTGATAGGCCGTACTTAGTAGCAATAGCTGCTCTGTCTAGGCCGTTATTCAAATCACCAAGAACTGATGATATAGTAATTACTGTGGTTGGTTGTGTTGCAACATCTTGTGCAACGGTAGCTTCAATTGCCATTTGATTTAATGTGTTTAGTCAATATAAATTTTACTCCAATCAAGTTCCATAACTTGACCTTTTAAATGATCACAACGAGAACCTGCAGTGATTTCTTCACTAGAATCGAATGAAATCATTGTCTTGTCTCCATCTCTATAAACGTAGCCTATGGCATCCGAATTAGAGCAAGCAATGTTTCTAATCTTACCAGTCAAGTCGAGATCTTTAGCAGATACCTCCTTACCTTTCTTCTCAAGCATCTTATCTTTGAGGTGGCCGATATAGATGATATGATCAGAGAGCATCTCTAATCTGTCCATCCATTTCTTAATAGCCATTCTCAAGTACAAATAGCCTGCACCCTGAGGAAGAGACAATACTGATAACCCTTTGTTATCTGCATCGAAGTTCTTACCCATCGGGGTTTGTCTGTACAACTCTTTAGCCTCTGACTCACACCAAACTTCTAATTGTGTGAGAGTGTCGATAGCTATGTACTTGTAGGGTTTCTTGGCCTGCATAATGGCCTTCCCTACTTGTGCTAACTCTGCAAGATTTGCAACCTTGATTTTAAGTGCCTCAACCATGTCAGATCCTTGTTCCAGGTCTATGATTAAACACCCATCAAGTTTAGCAATTGCAGTAGTTTTACCAATCTTTGGGGGCCCGTACATAATCATATGTCGTGGGCTCTTCCTTCCAACTGGTACTTTCTCTGTTGGCAATACTAACTCCATTTGTTAAGTTTTAAATTTACTTTTTACCATACTTTGTAAAGTAATAGGTTTACTTCTTAGGTCTTTCTTTAATCGAGAAAGTAGACAGATCTGATTCGTAAGGAATCATGCCTAGCTGGCCATCCCTATTCTTTTCTACGTGACATGCAAGCAAACCTACTGGGTTCTCACCACAGTATGCATCTGTTATCCCGTATAAATCATATGGACGTTGAAGCATCATAACCACGTGAGCATCTTGGCCTATTGAGTCACCCCCGAATAAGTCAGTTAGCTGTGGTTGATACTGCTGCTTAGCACGATACTCTTGCTCGATGTTCCTGTTTAGCTGAGACAATAGGATATTGATTACCCCAAGTCTAGCCTGCAGCCACATACAAGTTTTAGATATCTGATTAAGCTTCTGTAGTTCTGTATCCTCAGACCCTAGAATAAGTCTAGAGTGGTCGAAGAGGTTGATTATTGTGTGGTTTGGGAACTTGATGTTCACCCTGTTATTCACCTCTTTAATCTTAACCATATTCTGAGGAATAGAGCAGAAAAATATCGGGTATTTACGATACTTATCTACTGCCTTCTCATAGTCGTTGACCTTCTCGTCAGAGAGTGGGGACTCGATACTATAGAGGTCAGAGAACTGCAGCTTAACATCGTTAGCTGCTGCCCTCATAATCTGTTGATAGTCTGGCATCTCGAAACTCCAATAAAGGAGAATCATTTTCTTGTCCTTGTTTCTGTCTAGAAGATCGAAGACCAATTGGTTAGAGAAAGCTGATTTCCCTACACCTGGTCTCCCAGCAATTACATACATTTTCCCAGGCTGCAAACCACCAAGAAGATTCTTATTCAACCTGTCCCAACCAGTAGGGAATACAATCCTATTACCAAGCTTAGCAAGCTTAATCTCTTCGATTGATTTATCTACTGATTTTGAGATGTGACGAAACTCTTTTAAAGTCTCATCTAGATTGTTAGAGTGATCTTGTGATTCGTCCTGTGGCTGATTCAGGCTCTGTTGTGTCATTTGTGTCTGTGTACTTTTCCCAACTGTGATTATTAATCCATGTATCAAGCATCTGCATATAGCCTAAGCCATTACCTTTCCTACGAAAGTCTAGTTCCCTGTTAAGGCACTCGATAATTCTATCGTGTTTCTCCTTATCAGTTCCCACAATCTTCTTGTACTTAGCTTTGGATTTACTATTAGCTTTAGAGTCTGGGTCTTTTGCTCTGAGCATTCTAACTGTACCCTGATTCATAACTTTAAGTGGGAATCGGGAGAGGAGACCATGCCACATCTGATCGAAATTTGAAAGAGTACTAGACTCAAACTTATCCCTTAATGTAACATCGTCATCCTCCCCGATTTTGATCCACCCATTGGTTTGCAATAACTCTAAATCAACATTTAACTTAAAACTAGGGTCAATTTCTTTTCGACTCAGCATTAGCAAGTAAACATACTCATCTGGACATAAGCCAAGAGTAACAAGCCTTTCAGTATCAAGTTCTATGATCATAAAGATTTCTGTTATACTATCTATACTGAATCGTTTTCAAATATAAGAAGAAATTCCATCAATCCAACTGATGTTAGATAAATTTTTAATGGCATTTTGCAACCATTTTTCTTCTTGACTATCTTTCACATAGAGAATTATCACCTCACCAACCTTGTCTTTATCAGACAATCTTAGTAGACGACCAACTCTCTGGATCATCTGCAATGCTTTTGAGTCAAGGCCACAGATAACACCTAGGTTAGCATCATGCACATCAAACCCTTGATTCAAGGCCTTTGTAGAGCATAGCACCTTAACAGTGCTGTCTTTAAAGTCCTTGAGAGCTGAATCCTTTTCTTTCTTCTTGAGTTTAGAATGATATCTAGCTACTGGGATGCCTTCATTTGCAATTGCCTCGTGCATAGAATCAGTAAACTCATTACTACCGCCAAACGTCAGTATCTTCTTATCAGGCATAGCCTTAGCTATCTGAGCAGTATAAAGAATTTTGTTATGAGCCTTTTGAACAATTTCTTTACGATCTCTGATAGCCTTGTAGAACATAGCTGCATTTTTCTTGTCTTCAGGACTAGAAGTAGCTGGATTAGCCAGTATTTGATTAGCCCTGTTAAAGGAATCAAACTGTCCAAGCTTGTACTTGTAGTGTACAAACATGTTATTAGCTGTCTTGTAGTCCTTCCTCTCTTCGTCAGTTAGCTCCACAGCTATACAATTAATCTTGTAAGGGGCAACCAATCCTTTGGCCACACACTCGTCAAGAGTTATTGTATATACTGGGGGAGCAAGGTTAACTAAAAGAGTACGATAATCAGGTTCTTCGGGCATAGTAGCAGTCATACATAACAGCATCTTATGAGTATTTTCAGTGAAGATTGTACGATAGATAGGACTTAGCCCAAGATGTACCTCATCTGCTACGGTTACTGTATAAGTCTCCCCAGATAATTTACATGCTGACTGATAGCATAGAATATCTACCCTATCAAGTACATCGTCATAACCCCACTTAGCAAACTCATCTTTGAACTGATCTTGAAGCTGATTAGTAGGAACTAGAACTAATCCTTTACCTTCATGTCTTCTCAATAGCTCACCGACTGCCATAATACCAACTCTACTCTTACCGAAACCCGTACCTGCAATAACAGAACCTCTGTACCCTGCTTTGGCCCATGACCTTAAAGCTGTACGTTGCTCTGTGTCTTTAACTTGTAATAAGTTCGTCATCAGATTGAGTAGATAATTTTATTAATAATAATTCTTTGAGCTCTCTTATCTCAGCTTCAGCTCTAATCAACCTTTCCATGATGATAGCAGGATCTATCAACGTGTACTTAGAATTACATACCATAGCTACATATCTGTCTGAGCATTCCTCAAACATCTTCATGTAAGCTTTATCAACAGATATAAGATCCTCGTGAATCTTGTACATGTGATACACAGTACCTCGGTCTTTATTAATCTTCTTGCTTAACTCTGTCTCAGACAAATCTGTGAAGATGTGCAATAGATTGACGTAAAAACAACGAGCCATTACAAACTTTCTCTTACGATTGTTTTCCAGGATTTCCTTTCTATCAATCCCAGTTTTTAACTCTACTATTTTAAGCAGAACGTCTGAAATTTCTTCTACGTTCTCCATTATTTACTCCCCTTTAGTTTCTTCTGACGAACACTGTTGGGATTAACAGGACGACCAAGCTTCTTAGTAATTCTCTTAGGTTGACTTCTAGGAATTACCATCTTTTCTAGGTCGATAATTTGATATCTGACAGTATCAGAGACCTCATCAAGATAATCTAAATGTGCTTGCATTTGAAACATCGTTCCTTCTAGTCTGTTTATTATCAGTCTGTGATAAAAGAAAAAGGCTACGAAGCCGCCTATGGCTGTAATTGTTGTAACTACCATTTGATTTTAAGATTTAAAAGTGAATATAAATTGGATTACGTGTTAATTCGAAAAGTCTATTACTTACATTACGACGTTTCATTTGATTGAACTTCCTGTCTGTATCAGTAATTGTCTTTTCTAATAAAAGTTGTCTACGTTTTACACGTAATTGAACAACTTCAATTTCTTGATCTAAAGTTAGCTCTCGCATACTTAATAGTTTGAATTGTCTCTAGTTTGTTTGTAAACATCATACATAGCATGTGCTACCAAGCAGCCAGCTATTACTACTAATAAATTAATCATGATTAATAAGGTTTAAGATTAGTACCTCCATCAGGATTCGAACCTGAGACCGACAGATTAGAAATCTGTTGCTCTATCCAACTGAGCTATGAAGGCATTTGTAGTCAGGACAGGAATCGAACCTGCTTGAGAACTCTGCCCGTGTACCTTATAGCCCACGTTCTCACTATGTACCTAGCTACGGACAACCATTTCCGCCACCTGACTATTTTATTTTAACTCTTTTATCACATTTAGGGCATTTAAAATGAGTCATCCCGCAAAAAATACCTATGTGGTTTTCATGTTTACAAAATAATTGTTTAATAAACTTTATCATTCTTTTTATTTAGTAGTCAGGACAGGATTCGAACCTGTTTTAGGGCTTACGACCTATGATATTCTATTTACTACAACGCCATGTAGCCACCTGACCATGTATACCCCATAGGGTATAAGTAATGTTGTTTTCATTACTTATACACCCTATAAGGTATAAATTATTCTCCTTCTAAATCCTCAAAGTTATCATTCTTATCTAAATCTGAAATCTTAAGTCCCCACATAAGATCAAACCATTGAAACTCTGTGTCAGCTTTATAATAGCTGGTCTTAAGTTCTTTCTTTAGATAACGAACAGCATAATCTTTGAATGCATTTGATTGTTGCTGAGTCATTGTAAACTCTCTATACCAATCATCTTTACGATCTTTTATATCATCGTAAGTCTGTGGGATATGAGCATACTCAAACATCTTATTAATCAAATGTTTTACTATTTTGTCTTTATCTACCATTATTCTTCCCTCCAGTCATCTGCATTATCTTCAAGGTAGCATTGTGTGCAAAGCCTGCTCTCATCCATTACCTTTTCATAGCACTCGTCATAGAAATCTTCTTCTGACATATGCTCATCTTTATTAGTAATAGATTCGTTAGCTTCTGCAGCTTTCTCATTAGCCATACTCCTAGCAATTTGACCCATTTCCTTAGTGTCACAATATGTACAGTAAGTGTGTAGTTCATTCCACGGTGCACTTGGGTCATGTTCTGCCCCTATAGGATAATTACTCATGTTCTTTTAGTTTTTGATGAAATTTTAATAATGTGTCTAGTTTACCTTCATTGTACAGATCTAATAGCATAACAATATCAGGGAGTTTATAGTAATCTAACTGAGCTATTTGTTTAGCAAACGTATCCATTACCTCTGTTACCATTGGCATTTGAACTCCGTCTGCATCCCATATAGCCTTAATAGTTTTACCATGATCTTTATCAATAACATCAACTGCAGTCTTTAGTGATTGCTTAGTCCTATGACTATAGAACCATTTGATTGGCTCACATTCATCTGATGCATACACTGATACTTGTAACCACATTAGTAGATTAAGTACCTTAATTTGTTCTTGTTGTGTCATGTTATTTACTCCATACTTTAGTTATTGATGTCTCTGCTTTTAGTAATCCATTACGTATGATTTGATTAGCAGCTTTCTCCATCTCTTCAGTCATATATACTTTCCATTCCTCTGCAAATTCTTGAGGACAGATTGTATCTATTTGATCATGAACAGTCATTACTATCTTAACAGGATAGCCATGCTTCTTGATTCTTTTGTAGAGATAAACGAGTGCTAACTTAGTCATATCTGCTGAACTGCCCTGAATTGGGGTATTCTTAGACGCTCTTTCAATAGATCCAAGCTCCATAAAGCTGTCTCTATCTCCGTACATTTTTGGGGTCCAGCTATCAAACCATCTCTTCCTATAAAATGGGAAGAATGTGGTAACATATCCGTACCTCTTTCCAAACTCTCCCTGATCCTCAAGGAATCTTTTAATCTTAGGGAAAGCTTTGAAATACTTTTCAATCAATTGTTTTGCTTCAGCCATTGAACAGTTAATAGTCTCAGATAACTTTTTAGGCCCCATTCCATAAGCCAATCCAAAGTTGATTGTTTTAACTTGTGTCCTAAGTTTCTTGTGTTCTTTGCATTCACACTTTTGTGTATACTGATAGTATATACAATCATGTTCTGCTGCATTCTTCCATACATCAGCAAACACTAACTCAGCACATACAGAGTGTAAGTCTTCGTTATTACGCAGTGACTTGAGGAATACTGGATCTCCAGAACCATAAGCAATAACATTCAATTCCTGTGAGCTATAATCAGAGGATACAAACACCCATCCATGTGGAGCTACAAAACAATTACGATACGCATTAGTTGCTGGTATCTGTTGCATATTAGGTTCGCTAGATGAGACACGACCTGTGTCTAGTATCTGTTGAAAGTTAGTATGCACCTTACCATCACAACTAATGTAGCTGTTAAAGTTTGTTCCAAATGCTGATGCCAGTTTACTCTTCTCCTTGTACTTGATGTACTCATCAATCAATGGATGCTTATAACGATAAGGAGCTAGCTTCTTACCATTTACATCCTCAATTTTAGGGAATAGAGTCTGGAATATCTTAAGCACTTGGCTTGGACTATCCCAGTTAACTGTTGAATCCTTTAACTCTGACTCATCCATGAATAAGTCTAGCTGTTTCTTAGCTCTGTACTTATCAAACTCTACATAGGACAATAGACTAGCATCTAATTGTTTCCCTAAATGTAAACTTTCTTGCTTATTTTTATCAGCTAGTTTCTTCCATGCTGCAGTGTCAATTTCTAATCCATTGTATTCTATTTCAGAGAATACAATGACAGCTTGATTTTCTAGTTTAGCTACATTGAATAGAGTTTGCATAGTCAATAGATCTACCTGTTGAAAGTAAATGTCTATTAAATATTCAACGTCCTTAGCACCATAGATAATCTGATCATCAGTAAATGGTGTTGAAGATGTTTGAGTAAACCTACTACGTACTGATTTATCTAACTCTTTATCAAGATACCTCTTGACAAGTTTAGCTAGTCCAAATCCGTAATCAGTTTTCCCACAGTGTAAAATCTTTTCGCATAAGTATGTATCATGAATGTTTACAGTATCTATCTTAAGATAGTGCTTAATGAACTTGTAATCAAACTTTGCATTGTGGAATATCTTGACGATACCCTCATTGTTTAATACTCTAGTTAATTGCACTTGATCTGCATAATTTAGATCTCTACAATCAATTACATACTGACGCTCTGAGTCTCCAATCTGAAGCATTAATAGTTTCTTACATGTAAAATCAAGTCCTTCTGTCTCTGTATCTACACCTAGTACTTTACTAGTTAATAGATCCTCGACAGCTTCTTCGATTGTACATGTCTTGAAACTACTCGCTATCAGTGCTTGGTTCTTGCTGATAAAGAAAATGTTGTTCATGTTGTTGTTGTGCTAATTTGTGGTAAATGTAAGCCATAACATTGGCAGCAAACTCTACATCATATGAGGCATTACCAAACTGGAATTGTTTTTCTCCACGTTCAGCAGCCAACATCGCTTGACATTCAAAGGCTTGATAAGTCCCAGACTCCATCAAGTCAAATACAAATTTCATTCTTGACATACGCTATTGATTTAGATTAAATTGTTTCGTGATTATTTGAAAAGAATACGCAGATAAACAACAATAAGCAGCAAGGTATCCTCTTTACCTTGCTATCGCTTATTACTGTTTTCTCCCTTTTGCTATGTGAGGATTAATTGGAAACCAGGATGGGATTCGAACCCATATCTTACGAATAATAACTCGTTGCTCTACCAGTTGAGCTACCTGATTTACTATCTAACTAAATGGATTAGTTAAATATTTCTCCCGTTGAGAAGTCAACACCTGCAGGGATACCACTCGACTGAGTAGTAGTTGCAGCTGCATCAACCTCAAGGAACACGTGATTTGCTTTGTGGAAAGCAATACGTGTGTTAGCAAAGATGTACATACCCTTGTGAGTAATGAATGCACCATCTTTACCACGACGTTTAGCAGATGTATCGAGGTTAGCTGCTTGCCAATCAGTTGGTGTTACAGTCTCGATAACTTCTAACTTGAGAGGAATTTCTTCCCCTTGAATGTTAGCTACTGGGTTAAGAATGTTCAAAGAGATTACCTCACGTCCCATTGAATCAACGGTCCAGTTTGGATTAGTCTCTGTCAAATCAATACTTAAGTATTGGCTTGCATCCTTAGGCTCAGCAGTTAACCAAGCACGACGAGCACCTCCTTGTGAGAAACGATCATCGCTCTTATTGAAGATAGCAAGTGGGTTTGCTGCATTAGATTGTGATTTAACAATCTCAGCAAATTCCAATTGCACTTTGTTACCAGCTACTTTACGAGCTGAAACTAGAAGGGTTTGATTCACTTGCAATCCTTGCAATGAACCAGTGTTAATGGTGTTAGCCATGTTTTTAAATGATAAATTAAGTAAATAAAAGTTTGAAATGATTTGTTTACCACTCTGCATTGTAGGACTTGTGACCTTCAGTATTACCTGGTTGCATTAATAAACTAAGAGAAATAAAAAGTAACGGTTTAAGCCTCACCGTTAAGCTACTATTGTATGAAGTCCAATAGTTAAAGTCCTACAAAGCACCGATTATCAACCACATTACTACGATTGATGCTGCTACTAAGAATCCACTTACAAATAGCAGAATGTCTTTTGTGTTTTCAGTCATGACGTTTACATTTAGGGAGTTTGTTATGCTCAGCTTTGTGTTTCCACTGAGCATTAGATTTAGAGTGTGATTTATAGTCGAACCCATGTTTAGGTTGACTACAAGATGTTAGCAATACTGTTAACAGTAGAATGAGGAGCATGACAAGCCCGAAAGCCGTCATGTCCTCAGCAAATTTATATCTATTCTCTTTCATAGTGTTATAGTATTAGAACGGTAGACTTTGATTGAGATTAGCACGTTTACGTTCAGCACGTTCTTCCATCTCCATGCTGTATACTACAACATAGATGATGGTGATGATTACAGTTGCAAAGCCCATCCCGAATTGGTAGTCACCACTAGAGATGTCAGTGAAGTAACAATCGAGATTGAATGCAATAGCTGTGTGTAGTACAGCAGGAGTAATGAATGTAAGTGTAGCAACTACTGCAATTTGAGTAATTACTTTGATGAAGTTAAGAGTGAAATTCATGATGAATAAGGTTTGATATTGATTTAAGTTATTGATTACAAAAGGAATAAGCAGTTTGAATACATGCTTAGGTATGTAACATACTATAGGTATGTAAGCCAGAGATTGCATCTTATCAGTCTGCAATTAACATTCTATTGTAATCCGTACTTCACCTCCTTAGTAATTACTTACGTCTGGTCTAGGATCACAACTTAAAAGAAAGTGGGATAGAATATGATGCAATCATTTCTGTGATTACTATTCTACCCCACGAATTGCAGTGTGATGAGTTGGGACATACTAACGTCCTTCCATCTGACTGCTAATTAATTAGTTATTCTAACCTCTGGCTCATAACCTAAAGGGACTCATAAGAGTCCTTTAGATGTAGCCCAGTCAATAGCTTGCTGATAGTCAGCATCAGTTGAACGGATGAAGTACGACTTCTCGGTTGGCCCGTTGTCAGACCAAGTACGTTCGGTGATAACAAGGGTGCCAGTACGTTGAGAGATGTAAGCTGTTTTCATAGCAAAATGTGCGGAGGGATGTTTGTTCCGCAAAGGTTAGTGGGGGTCTTTGAATACGTAGGACAACACTCTCAGAAAATTTCCAGATAAAAAATTTTAGTAACAAATTTTACCGCAAAAATGTTACGAGTAAACCACAGGATAATGTGATTTTAGGGTAAAACTAACACATAGCTTTGTCGGTTATAACAGTCATTAACACTATAATGTGGGTTTAATGATGGTTAAAGTATGCAAAAGAAAAAGCCCCCAATTAAGGAGGCTCTTCTAATAAAGGCTAGTTAAGATTAAGCTACGATAAAAGGCTCTGTAGTAAAATCTTTGTACACGATTTCTTCAACCTTTGGGTTAAGGCTAACTACGTCAACAACTTTGATGACAAACTCACGAGTAATTTGTCCGTTAAGAACGAAGAGAACTGTGCTCTCCCCAAGTTCAACAGCTGTGAATAAGGCCTCCCCATTGTAAGTTTTAAGATCGATGACTGCATCGTTGTTGTGGAACCACTGAGTTCCTGCTTGGAATTCGTCAACAAAAATCTTAAACTTCTCCCCGACTACAACTTCGAGTGTATCAAAGTTATAGACAGTGGCATTGTTAAATGATACGTTAAGTTTCATTGTAACTTAGGATTATTTGTTTTCAACAGCAGCAGCAATACCAAGACCAGTAGCCTCAGGAGCAACAACTGCATAAACGATCAATTCAGAAATTTCACGAACTTCACCTTCATCTAAGTCAGCATCAGCACTAACTGAAACTTGGTTAACTACGTCAGCAGCACCTGAGATAAGGTAGCAAGACAAACCATCAGCAGCTACTTCGAGGGTGCAATCACCTTCGATAACAGACCATACTGGGGCACCATCAACAGTTGCAGGATTGCCAGCAGCAGTAGTTGGGTTTAGGGTAATAAGAACTTTTTGTTCTGATGTTGAGTTAACTGGAAACATAGGATTTAAATTTAAATTAATAAGTTACGAAGATAGTAAAAGTTCGTAACAATTTTCATAGTAAATTTGTTACAAAATCAACAAGATGGCAAAAATAAATACAGCTAACTCATTCAATCCCAACCCTAAGAAAAAACGTCCAGGGGTGCACTCTAAGAAAAAGTTCTCAAAGATTAAGAGTTCAAAACTTTACAAGAAAGTTAATAGGGGGCAAGGATAATTTGCTACATTTGCAGATAGCAACCATCTCCTAGATGATCACCCCTGAGGGCCAAAAGGTAAGTAAGGGGTCAGACGTTGGGTTCTATCATACTCACATTCAATAACATAGAGTATGAAAGTTGTCCCCGATAGTTGCTGAAAAGGAATTGACATAAGGTTCTGGGGTGGATTACGACTATAGGGAAGAATGGAATGTCCCACCGAAGGCTAAAGACGGCAGAACTGAAGCTCAATTTTAAACAAAAAAATCCCTAAGGGGATAGGTGTGTCCAATTAAGAAATTTCACGTACCTTTAGAAAAATTTTCTTGTATGGCAACTAACATTAAAGCAGGGATTTACCAACCCCCATTTACTACAGGAGATGAGAATACAACTAATCTTCTTATATACATAGATGAGAAGATTGTGCAGTTCCTGGATGAGGAGGAAAAATTCGTGTGTCAGCTTAGCTATGAGGAACTTAGAGGAATCATGGCTATATTAGCTGCAGAGCAAGAAAAGACTCACCTTAGAATACAAGCCCAGATTAAAAAGAACTAATGCAGTCCCCATTCTATAAACAGAATAAGATAGTTAAGGTTGATATAAGCCTTAAGCAACTGCTTGATGTAGATACTACTAATG